ACACAGACGAAAATCCAAAAGGAACTATACATGGATTGAAGTTTGCAACAGTTCAAGATGCAAAGGCAAGTGTAAAGAAGATAGAAGGTTCTGGTAAGAAACACGCACATAAGATACAGGCTGCAATTGCAATGGAACAACGTGCGAGAGAAATGGGTAAGACAGCAGAAGCTGCGGTCTATCGTACATATATCGAAAAGATGAAAAAAATTACTAAACAAAGAAATGAAGATTTCACACAAAAAGATGTTAGTGATTTAGAGAAGTTTGCAGATAGAATACTCAAGAAGTATGATATTGATGTAGAATTTACTAGACATTTCGTAGATAGGTTAAATGACCCACGAAATAGTCCAGCCATTAAAGTATCAGAATTACAGAAATTCTTTAAAAAGATACAAAGAAATAAAGGACAGAATATAAGGAACAATCCAGACATAGAAGCAGTTCTAAAAGATATGTCAACTAATCTCAATCTACCAGTTGTAATCAAAAAACGAGGTGATGAATTTGAAGTTACCAATAAAACTATTATGAGAAAACCAAATTTCAAAACTACAAGTAAGGTTATACAGTATGAGTCAGAGGTAGATGACGCAAGAGAAAGAAAGAAAAGAGCATTAGATAGTTTCAATCAACAAATTCAAAACGCAAAAAGAATAGATGATAGAAACAAAGAAAGAGAAAAAGAAAAAAAAGAACGAGATAAAGAACAAGAACAACAAGCAAAAGAGAGAGAACAACAAGCAAAGAACAGGAGTTCCAATGCCACCACGCAATCATAAAAACTGGACTAAAACACCTAATGTAGAATACATTTCTAGTGAGTGTTACAACAATTCAGAAATTTTTGCACAAGAACAAAAAGAGATTTTTTCTAAAGTCTGGATTCCAATGTGTCACATTAGTGAGATGTATGAAGTATCTTGTTATAGAACTACACAGATTGCTGGTCAAAATGTTGTTGCGTGGAATACAGGTGATACTGTAAAAGCATTTTTAAATCATGGCTCACAGTTACCCGCTGGTAAAGCATGGAATGATGAGGCTTTTGGTAAGGAGTTACATTGTGAAGTTAAACATGGTGGTATGGTGTGGGTTACACTAGACCCTAATCCTACACAGAGTGTGGATGAGTGGACTGCTGGTGCATTTGACTGTATTGCAGATGCAATTGACACAGAAGAAATGGAAGTGTTCCATTATCATAAAGCAGTGATTAATACCAACTATAAATTGTGGCATGATACCAATAGTGAGTTTTATCACGACTTCATGCACTACTTTAATCGTGTGTCAGGATTCAATGATGAATATTTCGCTAGAAAAAATATCCCTTTTGATAACGGTCATGTTAACGTCAGTAGCTTTACTGTTAACTATGAAGAGTATGACGGATTTGAGGATAGAGGGGAGTTATCTTTTCCCAATCTGCCACCCAACCAATGGTACATGGTTGACCTCTTTCCAGGCTTCAACTTCAATTTACGAGGTAGTGCCTATCGGTCAGATGCGGTAACACCACTTGGGCCAAACCAAGTTCTGATTGAGTTTAGAGGTTATGGACTTAGAAAAGATACACCAGAGGAAAGACAAACTCGTATCAAACATCACAACTCTATTTGGGGCCCGTTTGGTCGTAACTTACATGAGGATTTGATTGGAGTTGCTGGTCAGGGTACAACAATGCGTGAAGGAACAGAGACAAGAAACATTCTTCATGGCAGACATGAGAATGGAACTATCCACGATGAGGTGGGTATGAGACATTATTATGGTGCATGGGGAGATATGTTGGGTGTAAATCCAACAAACCCATTGATGAATTTAAAAGAAGCAGCATAAGTATAAGGAGAGAGAGATGAAGATGTGGATTAAAAAAAGACTAACAGAAAGAACAACATTAGATGGTGCAGTACTTGTAGGAGTAGGAGTAGTAATACTTATTGCAGGCCCATTTGCTAAACTAGCAGCATATGGTGCAATCGGTTATGGCATCTGGACTATGTGGAAAAAACAATAAAGAGAGAATGAATATTGGCAAGAGTATACCTTCTAATTTTTATCCTAACCATCCTTGGTGGTATAGGTTACGGTGCGTATTATATCTACAACGATACAATGCAACGCATGGCTGTGTTGCGTGATAACAATGCAAAATTAGAGGTTGCTCTTGACAGTAAAGATGCTGTCATTGAAGAACTACAGAATAATATGCAAAAACAGATTGAGTTATCAAATGAACTCAATACAAAACTTGCAGCTGCAGAACAAGAAAATACAAAAATTAGAGACAAACTGGCAGAGGGTAATCTAGTTGCCGACAGTCTTGCAGACCCTAAAGTTATGGAACAGAAAATAAATGAAGAAGTCAGTACTATATTTGGCTCCCTTAGTAATTCTACTAAGTAGTTGCTCTTGGAAACCAGAAAAAGAAATAGTAACGGTTGACAGAATTGTTAAACCGACAATTGCCGTTGTACCAAGACCAAGACCTGTAGAATTTGATGAGTTAAAGGTTAAGGTAATTACTGAAACAAATGTGCAAGAAGTAATTGAAGAGATGAAGACTAATCAAGGACAATTCCTTGTTTATGCTCTTGATCCAATGACATTTAAAAACTTAGCAATTGGTATAGAAGAAATAAAACGATATATACAACAACAAAGAGATATAATCATCTATTATGAAAAGGCGGTAACAGATGAAAAAGCAAGTAAGATACCTGTCGGGGAGAACTGAGATGGCAAAATTTGATTCACTAATGAAAGCAACTTTCAATCCACCTAGAAACTGGACACTTCTAGAGGAGTTGAAATTTTATTCGGATGAACTTACTGAGGGACAAGCAAATATGTTAAGAGAGTGTGAAGTTCAAGTGAGCAAAAAGCGTAAGGCTCTGCCTTATATTATTACTGTACCAAAAGGTTATGTAACAGACATGGCGTCTGTACCAAGAGGTTGTTGGGCGTTTATTGCACCATTTGATGTTGCAAGAGCAGCAGTCATTCACGACATTATGTATGAGAAAATCAATACACAATACAAAACAGTAAACGAATCTGCTGCTGCAGAAGAGGGCCCTGCAACTAAAAAAGAAAGAGAAGCATATCGTAAGATTGCAGATGATACTTTTCTAGAAGGAATGAACGCATCTGAACCACCTGTTGCCGCATGGAAGAAATATGCAGCATACTATGCAGTAAGAGCATTTGGTCGTTGGGCAATCAATAGTAGTGCAAAAAGAGAAGTTTAGGGTAAACAAATGTGGTTTTGGGTCGTTAGTAATATTGCAGGCAGTTTACTAGGTGCAGCCTCAGCTGCATGGATAAAAGATACAAAAGTTGGTGTTTGGGGATACAAAAAATTTGAAAGTATCGCAAACTGGGCAAAAGATCGTTATGGAATAGATATCTTAGATAAAGAGGATATTGCTTGGAGGACAAAATTTCCAAGTGTCGCAAAAAAAATGGATGAATTGGAACAAAGATTGCATGACCTAGAAGACCGTCATATTGATGACGGAAGATAGGGTCAAATTAATATTCAATTCAAAAATTTGACTCCATATAAATACTAATAGAACCTAGTCGGAGATGTTATGAATAAATTCATACTTGCCGTTCTTTTTATAATGTCTACAGTGTCAACGGCATATTCACAAACAGTTGTTGAATCAACAACAAAAAGTGATTCAGATATCACTACGAAGGGGAGAACAGTTGTTATTTCTCCACCACCTTCTGCGATTTCACCATCTGTAAATTCTTCATCATCTGACCTATGTACAGTAGGAGTTGCTGGGGCGGTGCAAACGCAAATTTTAGGTATCTCTACTGGTGAAGCATATAGAGATATGAACTGTGAGAGATTAAAAATCTCAAAAACGCTCTACGACATGGGCATGAAAGTCGCCGCTGTTTCGGTTCTTTGCCAAGACAGACGTACTTTTGATGCCATGACAATGGCGGGCACCCCATGCCCGTATCTCGGCGAGATTGGTGATGCAGCATCAGATGGGTGGGAATCAAATCCACATATGAAACCAGAACCAGAAATCGTGGAGACAAAGAGTGATATTCAGAAAAAACAAGGGGCTATTGCTGCTGGTACTATCGGTACTGCTTTGCTTTTCCTCTTACTCCTCTAACGCACAACAAACTGGTAATATCCTAGTATTAGGTAATGGGTGGACTGGCACAGTTAGTCCATGTACTCATAACGTAGACTGTTGGGCAGGAAACACTGATAATGGTGACATTCACGAAGCACAGAATACTGGTAACGGTACTACTTACTATTGGAGTGGTACACAACAAACCCTCTCAAACACAATCGCAATAAACTCTGCACTTGCTGCCGCTGGTATACAAGTTGACGGATTTGATTACGAGTGGGTATATAAGAACGGTAATGCACACACCTTTTCTGGTCAGACTGGCGGTGGTGGAGTAGACCCTTTTGAAATTGTTGTTAATGTATATGACTCCAACGGTAATCTATTCAAAAGTTACAAATATGATTATGGACAAAATTTTTCAAATTGGACAACTGCGACAGGCACAGAAATTTTTAATTCACTTGGATTAGACCCTAGTTGGTTTGGAAATGTAGAAGTACTTGTCACTGGACAAGATATTGCTAATCAGGCAGGATATTGGGGGCCTGAGTTTAGAGCAGATGAATCAGGACTTTATGTAAACTATTCTACAGACCCCTGTTATCAAAACCAAACATATGACCCAGCCTGTCCAGGCTATGCAAATGCTTTGTTTCAACAACAATGTACTGCGAATCCACTATATGATTCCTCATGTCCAGGCTATGCTGCTGCATTTCTTATACAACAATGTACTGCGAATCCACTATATGACCCAACTTGCACTGGATACGCACAGGCATATCTGAACCAACAATGTAAACTTGACCCTCTTTACGATTCATCATGTGCTGGACATCTAACTGCACAGTGTAATCTTGATCCTCTATATGACCCAACTTGTACTGGTTATGCAGCAGCATATCTTGCAGATAGATGTTACTATGACCCTCTATACGATGTACAGTGTACAGGGTATCAACAGGCATACTTTGACCAACAGTGTGAGTTGGATAGTCAATACGACCAACTATGTCCAACATACCTAGACCCAAAACTTGTGGACTTGGGTGACTTTGACCCAGTAGAAGAAGCCACATCAGAACCAGATATTCAAGTTGGTGTTGCAGAACTTGACTTTACTCAACCAACTGTAGAGGCACCTGTTGTTATAGAACAACCAGTTGTCATTGAAACATATACAGGAGAGAGTGGTACAGGGTTTCAAGAAGTTGATGATAATATTAATTTAGAACAGCAGTCTATGGAAGATGATATTGAGACAGAGATTGCAGAACTAGAAGCACAGTCAGAAGAAGATGATGTAGATAATCCCTTTGAGAAAGAAAGAGATAATGATGAACAGTTTGATGAAGAGGAAGATAAGGAAATCGCAGAAGCAGATATAGAATCAAACTCACGACCAGATGGTAATGAGGGTGATGCTGGAACAGGAGAGGCGGTACAGGAAGATGACATTGAAAAGGAGATCGCTGCTCTTGCAAAGGAGGCAGATACGCCGACTGAGAAGAAAGCAGAAAAAAAGGTTAGTACAAAGAACGATAAGATCAGGCTTCTTCTCGCACAGAAGGCAATCGAACTTACTAAAAAAATAGAGAACGCTGTTACTATAGAACAACAAATGTTAGTACAGAGACAACTACTGGCACTTATATCATTCGTGCCAGGATTTGATTATGCAAAAGAGGATATACTAGATTTAGCAAACTTCTATCCAGACAAACCAACAGTAGACCATCAGTTCTCACGTTGGTTTCTGAATGACCCTAACTTTAGTGCGATGGAAGATTTACAATATCCAAATGGATTTAAATAATGATTTGGTTTGTGGCACTACTATTGTCATTAATTATGATTGCTATTCTTGTAGGCGGTGCATATATGCATGATGCCATAGATTGGTACATAGAACCAAAAGAAACCGAATTAGAAAAAAAAGTAAATAACATAAAGGAGAGGTACAAATGGCTGAAATCGAATATGGGGGAATAAAATTAGGTGGTAGTAAACTACTACTCATTATCCCTTTAGTAACCACATTGGGTGGTGGTCTGTGGGCAGGCTTTGAATTTTACAAAGACTACATGGATATGAAAGAACAAATACAAAGTTACGTTGCACCAGACTTATCAGAGTTTGACAAAAACCTTGCACTCATTAAAGAAGAAATGGTCATGACCAGAGAAGAGGTAGGCATTATCAAAGATGCAATTGGTGAGCAGGTTGATTTCATGCGTGATACCAAACACGATTTGCGTGAAGACTTGGTTCGTATGGAAAAAATACTGGACAAGGTTGAGAATGACATAGACAAAGTAGAAGATACTTCACAAAGCTTGATGGACAGAACTAAGTCAGATGCACGACTTATGATTGACGATGCGAATAATCGATTCAATGATAAAGTGTCTGGTATGGAAGGATATGTCAAAAGAGAATTGCAAAGTTTAGAAAACAGAATGAATGAAAAACTTACAAAAGCACTTGACAATCCTCTAGCAAACTAATATAATAAATACTGTAAAGGAAGAATACTAATGTCAGATTTAAACACCGAAGTAGCAATTCTTAAAAGAGAAGTTGCTGATATGAAACTCATATTCAATCGTCTTGATACTGCTATTGAGAGGATTACTGAGGTGTCTTCATCTGTCAATCGTATGTTGGCTGTGCATGAGGAAAAGATTGCAAATCAAGAAGAAGTAGCGACTCGTGCTAACCAAGAATTTACTACCGATATTAGAGAACTACACTCTCGTATTACTACTAACTACAAAGAAATCGCTGATATGATATCAAAATACCATAAAGAATATGTCGATGACCAACAAAAACTTAGGGATGACCTAAACAATAGGGTTGGTATTCTTGAAAAATGGAGATGGTTGATTATCGGTGGTTCTATTGTGATTGGATTTGCCCTACAAAAAATGCCTATTTGGGGTTGACAACTAACCCTCTTTGAGTTATAATTACATCATGTATATCGAACAAAAGTATCTAATGTTACTTTCATCACAATTGCAACGATTTAAAAAGACAGGAGATTTCCTGTATAATTTTCGTTGTCCTTATTGTGGTGATTCTCAAAAAAGTCAATCAAAAGCCCGTGGATTTGTGTTTCGTAAAGAATCGAATCTTATATATAAGTGTCATAACTGTGGTATAGGTGCATCGTTCAATAATATGTTGAAACACGTTGACCCTAAACTTCACAGTGACTATATAGTAGAACGATACAAACCGAGCGAACCAGATGTTCCAGACATTGGTAAGTTTACTCAACCGAAGTTTATGAAAGGGCCTTCTCCTCTAAAATCTCTGAAAAAGATATCATCCTTAAAACATGACCATCCAGTAAAGAGATTTGTAGACAAGAGAAAGATTCCAAGTACACTTCACTTTGAGTTATTCTTTGCCCCTAAGTTTTATGAATGGGTAAACAAGGTTGTACCGAATAAATTTTCCTCTCTCAAGGGGGATCATCCTAGATTGGTAATTCCATTCTTTGATGAGAATAACAAGATGTTTGCGTTTCAAGGGAGAGCGTTCGGCAATGAAATACCTAAGTACATTACCATCACTCTTGATCCAGACAAAGACAAAATCTACGGACTTAACCGACTCGACTCCACCAAACCAATACAAGTAACAGAAGGCCCCATTGACTCTATGTTTTTGGATAATTGTGTTGCTGTTGGTGGTGCAGACTTTAGTAGGTTACCAGTAGAGAATACGACTATTATATTTGATAATGAAAGACGCAATGTCGAAATATTGAAACAAATAGAAAAGACGATTGACTTGGGATATAATGTAGTGTTGTGGCCTGATGATTTAAAAGAAAAAGATATTAACGATATGATATTGTCTGGATTAACCAAAGAAGAAGTGCAGTCAATAATTAACAATAACTCCTATCAAGGCAATATGGCTAAGATAAGGTTCGTAACATGGAGAAAACGAAATGCCTGACAACTTTTTACCCACCTCATACCAAGAATTTATTCACCTTTCAAGATATTCACGTTGGTTACCAGAAGAAGGTCGCCGTGAAACTTGGGATGAAACCGTAGCACGTTATTTTGATTTTTTTACTGACCATGTAAAAGAAATGACTGGCTATGATATGGATTTTAAAACTAGGAATGAACTTGAGGTTGCAGTACTAAGTCAACGTGTTATGCCGTCTATGCGTTGTTTAATGACTGCTGGTGATGCATTGAAACGTGAGAATATTGCTGGTTACAACTGTTCGTATGTTGCAGTAGATCGTATTCAAGCATTTGATGAAATTCTTTATATTCTTATGAATGGTACAGGAGTAGGATTTTCTGTAGAACGTCAGTTTGTTTCTGAACTTCCTAGAGTTGCAGAGGAGTTCCATGCGTCTGATACTGTAATTACTGTTGCAGATAGTAAGATGGGTTGGGCAAAAGCATTTAAAGAACTGATGGGTATGTTATATATCGGTCAGATTCCACGTTGGGATTTATCTAAAGTACGTCCTGCCGGAGCTCCACTTAAAACATTTGGTGGTCGTGCATCTGGGCCTGCACCACTAGAAGCATTGTTTAATTTTACAGTAACAACACTAAAAGGTTCTGCTGGTCGTAAGTTGTCTTCACTGGAATGTCACGATATTGTTTGTAAGATTGCAGAGGTAGTTGTAGTAGGGGGTGTAAGACGAAGTGCGCTTATAAGTCTCTCAAACCTCTCTGATGACCGAATGAGACACGCAAAGTCGGGTCAGTGGTGGAATGACAATCCACAACGTGCATTGGCAAATAACTCTGCTTGTTATACAGAAAAACCAGATATGGGTATTTTTATGAGTGAGTGGAACGCTCTTTATGAATCAAAGTCGGGTGAACGTGGTATCTTCAATCGTGAGAGTGCAAACCGCATGGCAGAGATGTCTGGTCGTAGAGAGATTGAAGGACATGAGTTCGGCACGAATCCTTGTTCTGAGATAATTTTACGGAATAGAGAATTTTGTAATCTTTCAGAGTGCGTAGTAAGGCCAGGCGATACGAAGGAAACTCTATTGGAGAAGGTTCGTATTGCATCTATTCTTGGTACACTGCAATCCACATTGACCAACTTCAAGTATGTTTCATCTGCATGGAAAAAGAACTGTTCAGAAGAAAGACTACTTGGTGTGTCACTTACTGGTATCATGGATTGTCGTTTGACAAACGGTAAAGACAAAAATATTTCTGCACTACTAGAAGAACTGAAAGCAGAAGCAGTCAAGACAAACAAGGAGTGGGCAGAGAAGTTAGGTATTCCACAATCTGCTGCGATTACTTGCGTGAAACCATCTGGTACAGTATCACAGTTGGTAGATGCTGCATCTGGTATTCATGCAAGACACAATCCTTACTATATTCGTACTGTGCGTGGTGATAAGAAAGACCCACTTACACAGATGATGACAGATGAAGGTTTCCCTGTTGAAGATGATGTAATGAATCCTGCTAACACTGCTGTGTTCTCTTTTCCTATGAAGGTGGATAAGGGTGCAGTATTCAGAACAGATATGACTGCAATTGAACAGTTGGAGTTGTGGTTGACCTATCAGAAACATTGGTGTGAGCATAAGCCATCTGTTACTATCTCTGTTAAAGAAGATGAGTGGATGGAAGTTGGTGCATGGGTATACAAACATTTTGATTGGATGAGTGGTGTATCATTCCTACCATTTTCAGAACATACATACCAACAAGCACCTTATCAAGATACAGATAAAGAAGGGTATGAATTTTTGTTAGAGAAAATGCCTAAAGAGGTTGATTGGTCTAAACTATCTGAGTATGAAATGTCAGACATGACTATCGGTTCACAAGAATTAGCGTGTGCCGCTGGTTTCTGTGAAATCCAATAAAATGAAGTTGATTGTATGTGAATCATGTGACGCAGAGTTTCGCATAAAACACGATATGTCAGGAAGACTATATAAAGTAGAGTTCTGTCCATTTTGTGGGGATGAACTAAACGAAGAGCTAGAAGACGAGCTCGACTATGATGAGGAGTACGAAGATGAATAGTTGCGAGTCATGTGGTCACGAATGTCACTGTTCTGCTGGAGAATGTGGTCGGTGTGGATGCGATATTTGTGATTGTGGAAGAACGGAAAATAATGAAAACACAATCAGCGAAAGCAAAAGGTAGAAGATTTCAACAATGGGTTCGTGACCAACTGATTGAAAAACTTGAAGTGCATCCAGAGGATGTTGAATCTAGAAGTATGGGCGCTGGTGGGGAAGACCTCATCATGGCTCGTGCTGCTAGAGAAAAGTTTCCATACTCTATTGAATGTAAAAATCAAGAATCACTTAATGTCTGGAAGTCATACGAACAAGCAGAAAGTAATTCTGGTGACTATGAACCTGTAGTTTTTATTAAACGTAACAATCAGAAACCACTGGTAGTGGTTGATGCAGAATATTTTGTGAGGTTACATGAACGAGTGGATTGAACAGTATAAACAATATCATTTAGAAAATACAGATTATGGTAATGGTGGTTGTTTAAAATTTTATCTACAACATATAGTAGATTTAGTACAAGATTGGAACGCTGAAAGTCTTTTAGATTTTGGATGTGGTAAAGCAGAAGGATATCTAGAATACAATCACCATGAACATTGGGGAATACTGCCTTCCCTATATGATCCAGCAATTCCAGAATATCAAACTCTACCAGAAGGTACTTTTGATGGTGTGATTTCATTCGATGTAATGGAACATATTCCCAAAGAACAAATTCCAGAAACATTTGACCAGATATTTTCAAGAGCAGATAAATTTGTATTTCTTGGTATCGCAACAAGTCCAGCCGAAGCAGTATTACCAAATGGTGATAATGCACATTGTACTGTAGAACCTATTGGATGGTGGGAAGAGATGGTACATAAACACGCACCCAAAAAAGTATGCACACACATAAAAACTGCTGGATATTGCAATAACTACTCTATACTCAATGAAGATTTGTACATGGAATATTTTTTAAATAATTTAGAAATAAAGGAAAAAACATCTTGACATTACTACAAAATTGTAGTATAGTATATACATAATGATGATTAGGAGAGAGTTATGGGTAAGATGAAAAACTTTGCAATGGATGTTGAAGACTTTGTTAATGGATACTTCATGGATGAAGGTGTTCTTGACCACGAAGAAACCTTTGAGACTGTCCTTGAGGATGTTTTCAATTGGTTCAATATGTATAAGGGTATGGGTCAGATGGCCAAGACACACGCTGAACAGTATATGAATGAACAGTTTGGTTTCACAAAACAACAAGGACACCCTATCTATGGTTGATATTTACATCGCAATCGCAGTCGCTTATGGATTTGGTATCCTCACTTATTGGTGGGGTAAAAGATCAGCAGTTGAACCTGTTGCTGATCATATTCTTAATGTTTTAGAAGAACAGGGTTACATCAAAACTAAAACAGATGCTAATGGTGATAAAGAGTTGATTAAAATAAAATGAAAAAAGTAGATAAATTTGGATTGCAAATATTAGCTGGGTTTATGTTTGTTATATTTTTTATATCCATATCATATATGGCATTTGCAGAAGACTGTAAATATGTTCAAAAAATTACAATAGACGAAAATAATGTAATTCTCAATTCCGTTACAGAGTATGTTTGTGTTCAGTCAAAACCTGTGGTTATACTAGAACCTACTGTAACAGAAGTAACAAAAATTAAAAAACAACGTCCTGTAAGTTTTGCATACATTCGTAACAGAGCACTTGGATATTAGAGGAGAATATGGTTAAATTATTAATTGGAGCATTAATAGGATATTTGGTTTTTAAATATAACATCGGCCCAGAGGTGTTAAATTTTTTCGTAGATTCTGGTGCAGTAGATAAAACGATTGAATCGTTAGAAGGATTGAAATAATGAATAATCTAAATTATGTGACTATTGGAGTATTGGGAAGTGTTCTTGCACTTGGTGCCTGCACTGCAAACCCTGATGCAACAAAAATGTTGAATACCTCATCAATTGAATACAAACAGGAAAAAGTAGAAGCCGCAACTTCAACTGTTCCAGAATGGTTCAAGACACTACCAACTGATGAAAAAGCAATCTACAGTGTAGGTACTGCTCAATCACCAGATATGCAGTTGTCAGTTGACATGGCAACACTCAATGCAAAGTATACTCTTGCTGACCGCATCAATGGTAAGTTAGATGGTATGATGAAAACCTTTATGACACGACTTGGTACAGACGATGATGTATCTGCAACCACCATGTCAGAAGTTGAGAAGGTCACAAAGAACGTAATTGCATCTGTTGATGTTGCTGGTTACAATCCAAAAGAGATGGAAATCTATCCAACTGGAACACAATATCGTGCGTTTGTCCTACTTGAGTATTCAGATGAAGAAGCTCGTAAAGTTATTATGAACCGTATGATGAAAGACCGTCTGGTATATGGTAAGATTCGTTCTACCAATGCGTGGAAAGAACTTCAAAAAGAAGTAGACGCATCAAAGACAGAAGATGAAGTTACTTCAATGTCAAACATTGAGACTGAAATCAATAAGGTTGTTACAGCTCAATGAGAAAAGATAGAGAAAAGTTAGGACTAACTGTTCAAGTTCGTGGAGATGACCTCAATGGTGCAATGCGAGTTTTAAAGAAACGTATGCAAAATGAAGGCATCTTCAACGAAATGCGAGAACGAGTTGGTCACCAAACTAGAAGTGAAAAACGCAGGCTTGCTCGTGCAGCAGGTCGGCGTAGGTGGTTAAAGAAAATTGATATGTTAAAAGAACAAGGTAAATGGGATCGTTAAAATTCCTCTTGACATTGCTACTAAATTGTGGTAGGATATATGAATGATGATAATTTAATTGGAGAGTAGTAGATGACTAAACGTATCAAAGCAAAAACATCTGTAAATGATGGATGGGTACAACCGAAACCTCGTAAGAGGCGTAAACCTATGACACCTGAGCAGAAGGTTGCTGCAGCAGAACGTCTTGCAAAAGCACGTGCTGCAAAGGGGCCTTCTAAGAATACATCTATTCACCATTCTTTGGTTGGTTTACCAGAAGAACATATGCTTCATCCAGATAAGGTTAAGAAATGGATTAAGACACAGAAGGAACTGGCTTCTATTGCCAGAAGTAACATTCGTAGGAAAATCAAGGGTGCAGAGGCAGAACTTGCAAACCACGAAGGTTATATTCGTATGTGTAATACATATTTAAGAAATGGTGATTGGTGTGACAATTGTTATGGTGAACATCAAGAAAAGAGGATCACATGGAAGACGATAGTTCCAAAGGGGTGAATAAAGGTAACGTAGTTAAAGGCCCTTGGAAAAGGGTTAAAGTTGTTTCCAAAAGTCAGACCCAAAAAATAACTGAGGATATGTTGTGGATAGATGAACTCTGTGAGTCTATTGTAATTCCTATGATCCATCGTCTTGCAGAAAATGGTGTGGATATTAAGAGAGATGAGTTTGTTAGAGAGATAGGATTTGTTAATGAAGCAATTAAAGCATCTGTGTGTAGGTCTTTAGAATATCCTCATCCAATGCAAGAAATGATTGATATGTTAATGATAACATCAACTGCTACAACAGAAGATATTTTTGCATCCTTTGATCACGAAATTTTAGAAGAAATGTTAAAAGAACTTTCATCAGATGATGAAGATGATGGCGATGGTGGAAAGACCGCATAATGTATACAGAAGATTTGATTTGGGAAATTGACTTTAGTGATTTTAACAAAGTGTGTCTAGAGGTTATTGATACTTCAGAGACAGGCAAGTATTCACTCATCAATGGAGTGAGTAGTTACAATACAAATAGAGAGTTTTTATTTCACCCAGTACTAAAAGATTTGCGAAAAGAAATACAACTAACAATCAACGAATATGTAAAACAGTTTGACGATTTAGAACCTACTATTATATCTGCAAGTTGGTTTAATGTTTTAGGTAAGGATGGTGTAGTTGAAAAACACAAACACGTTGATTCTTGGTCGAATACTAAAGGTAGCGTGGTAAGTGGTGCATACTATCCTCATGCAGAAGAAGGTAGTGCTTCTTTGATTTTTGATTTTCCTGACAAGAGAAAACTATCTATAAAAGATACACAGTATGATACCATCCCCTTTAGTGTTGAATCTAAGAGTGGTAATCTAATATTGTTCCCTAGTTGGTTGCCTCATTGGACAGAACCAAATGAAACAAGTGAACGAATTACTGTTAGTTTTAATTCAATTAGAAAAAGTGTTTACTTAGAAGAAAGAAAGTAATTTATTATGATTATCATGGATATGAATCAAATCACATTAGCCAGTCTGATGATGCATTTGAATATGACTAAAACTGATGAACCTGATGAGAGCATGGTAAGACATATGATTCTCAATTCGATTCGTATGTATCGTAGTCAGTTTAATAAAGATTATGGTGAGATTGTACTTACATATGACTCTAAACACTATTGGAGGCGTGACTTCTTTCCTAACTATAAAGCTGGTCGTAGGAAAGGTAGAGAAAAAGATAGTAAAGATTGGGATTTAATCTTTGGTGTTCTTAATAAGATTAAGGCAGAATTTAAAGAAAACCTACCATACAAGTATCTTGAAGTATATGGTGCAGAGGCAGATGATATTATCGCCACACTATGTAAAAATTTCTGTAACGATGATAAGATTATGATTGTATCTGGTGACAAAGACTTTATTCAGTTACAGAAATATTCTAACGTGCAACAATATTCACCTATTCTCAAGAAATATGTAAATGGACATGATCCAGTTACCTATATAAAAGAACACATACTCAAAGGTGATACTAGTGATGGAGTACCTAATGTTCTATCACCCGATAACACATTTGTCGATGGAATGAGACAAAGGCCTTTGGGAAAGAAAAAGATTGAAAATTGGTTAGATATAGATATTGATGATTTACAGGATGAAGTCAAAAGAAACTACCAGAGAAATGATACGCTTATCAACTTGGACAAGATTCCACTGGAACTTGAAACCCAAATTATGGCTGAGTTCGATGGTGCGCCTTGTGGCGACAGAAGTAAATTATTAAATTATTTTGTACAATCAAGATTGAAAAATCTTATGAATGATATTGGAGAATTTTAAATGCCTGAACAAACTTACACCCCTTTGTTTTCTGAAGTATTAGACAAAGTATCTAAAGCAAAAACTAAAGATAAGAAAATTGAAATCCTAAGAAAACACAAAACAGATTCACTCAAAATGTTATTGAAGGCTGCGTTTGATCCTAAAATCGTATGGTGTTTTCCAGAGGGTAATGTTCCTTATACACCTAATGATTCACCAGAAGGTACAAATCATACTGTCCTTGCACAAGAGGCAAAGAAACTCTGGCACTTTATTGAAGGTGCAGACAATCGCACCAAACAACATCAAAAAGAAAATATGTTCTTTCAGATGTTAGAAGGTCTACATGAGAATGAAGCAAAACTATTGATTGCCGCAAAGGATAAAAAGTTACATCAACACTATAAAGGTTTGTCTGCAAATGTAGTACGAGAAGCTTTCAATTGGGATGAGAACTATGTATTTGATGAATACCCATCTAGTGGTGGTTCAGCAAGTGGTAACTAGAGTTACACCTATTCAAAGGACTGTAATGAGTCATAGACGAAGACAACAATCTGTTTATGACGCAAAAAACGAGGTAAAACCAAAAGAAAAAAAAGTTGAAAAAACTTCAAAAAAAGTAAACAAAACACTTGACATTGCTCAAAAAATGTAGTATAGTATATAAGTAAGATGAGTTGAAACAAGAGGTTTAGAGATGACTATTAAAGTAATGAAAAAGTTTGAGACTATTGAAGAAGGTGTTCAGAATATGATTGCGGCTGCAATCTACGATTACGGTCAGTGGATGAAACCAGAAACAGAAGTTCGTGTCAAAATGAACGAAGAATTTGCAGAAGGTTGGGTTATTAAAAATGGCCCTAAGTATACAAAGATTCTTCAAAAAAATGGTGGTCAAGTTTGGGGTTTCGTTGTAAACACTGACAACGACAAAAAATTCAAAAAAGGTGACCTACTAAAAGCAGCAGGGTTCAATGCTCCTGCTCGTAATGCCGCTCGTGGTAATGTTCTTGAGGGTAACTTCCAAATCCGTTGGACTGGCCCTGAGTATCTTTAGATGACAGTTTGGTTCGGGTGGCTCCTCTCTCTCATCATCTTAAACGCCACCCGAATCACTTCTCTCAATGAGGTTTTGTGATGAGATATGTGATGTGTGTAAACACTTGAAATCATTGGGAATAAAAGGGGGGTTGACAAACTCCCCTTTTTCATGTATAGTATATAAGTAAGATGAGTTGAAAGAGAAGGAATAAAAAAATGCGTATTGATGTGATGAGAGAAATGGTTGCTGAAGAAGTTGACTTTATGTTTCGTGATGTAATCGAAGGTGGTCACGGTATCGGTACTGGTGACATTACTGCTTGTATGTACGCTTGTGTTCCTGCCGTAAATGGTCGGTTTGCGATTGACTTGCCTTTGTTGTGTCACTTGATCCATGAAGCAATCGGTGAATT